TTATGAATTCCTAATTCACGATTTCTTCTTATCATTTCTCTTTTACTTATTGTGTCCCTCGTACTACTTTTATTAAATAGAGCAATACCTTTCATACTAGTAACATCTTTGATTTTTATATTGTATTCAGGATTTAAAACATCTACGTAGTACTGTTCTCGTGACGTTAATATTTCATCAATGTATTTAGTTTTTGCATCTTTCCAAAAGTAAAAATATTCTAAAACTTCAAATTTAAAATTTTCTATTCCATATTTTTGAATTGCGCTCTTAATTATAGAATTACCTTTATTATTTTTAAATCTTGAAAAATGCTCATTTCTTCTTTCAATCAATCTTCTTGAACTACCTATATAGAATTTACTGTTTATAACGTTAGTTATTTTATAAATACCACATGCCATATTAGTAAAAATTTGTTACATAATTAGTTCCTGAACACTGACAACCGTTCTTTATAAAGTTAGTGAGCATTTTATCTGCTTGTACATATAACTTATTAGCTTCTGTGATAGCACAATTGTTTGCAGCAGCTATTGCTCCTTGTATAAAGAAGTATATTGTGTTTAAGTCTACCTTTTGTTGTGTTTTAATTGCTCTGTCGCATTCCATCATGTCTAATTTCATAAAAGCATCATCAAATTTTTCTTGAAGCTTTTCTACACGCATTATTGACTTCTCTACATAGTTTTTGTATGCAGGAGCAATTGTATATTTAAGATTGTAAACACCATCAGGAAGAGGAAGCAAGGGATCGCCCACACTTGTTATCCCTAATGATGTAGAATTAAATATGTTAAAATCGTTTGGTGTAAAAGGAAGTATAACTGTACCAAAAGAAGGAACAGTTATTTCTATAGAAGGAGATGTTGGAGTGGTTGGATAATTAGATGCGTCTGCAATACCTAATGTTTTAGAATTATACGTAGGAACAACTAATATATCTAGTCTTAAATTTGACATACTCTTTTAAAATAATTGTGCCAGAGGACTTTGAGATTTATCCTCTCTGACCCTCTGGCACAGGTTATATGATATTATTTACAACTCTCTCTTTATTAAGGAATTAATGTAGAGGTGGTAGTTGTAGTGGAAATTGCTTGAGTTGTAGTAGATGTAGTAGTGATACATGTATTATCATTAGCTACATCTCCCAAAGCATCTTCCAAAATATTTTCAAGAGCAGCAGAAGCAGCTTGAGGAACAGCAATGATCACCATGCTATCTTCTTTAATGTAATCTCCCCAGCTGTATGCAGACTTATCAAACTCGTTAAACTTGATGTAGAACGTGTTATAGGTAGTACCATCACTCACCCAGCTTTCAAAGTTTGCATTATATCCCACCATTCTGTAGAGATGTTTCAAATATCCAGCTTGATAAGAATAGTAGTTCTTTTCAAGTTGTTTGATTTCATCAGCAGTTCCTGTAGGATAGGAAGCACGTTGTGTAATAGTTGCTGTAGCAACAATGTTACAATTGTCTGCAACAATAAAGTCAGCAGTGGTAGCAGGACCAGAATAAACAAATGTACGGAAATACATTCTGTCATATTCATAAGGGAACGCTGCAACATCACAAGGTTGACCATATTTAGTCAGAGCTTTACCAGAAATGCGGAGGATAGCATTTGCATCATCTCCTACACGTTGGAACTGATAGAATTGTGTCAAATGAATGTTGTCAGGATTGATACCAGGACCTTGTTGTTCCAATTTTGCAATAAATGCATCAATTAAAGCAGGTACATCCACTGTATCACAAGGATCAGCACCACAATCGCAACAAGGAGCTTGAACAGTTACACTACGAGTGAAACCATTAAAATACAAAGTGTCCAGATAAGAAGAATGTGCACGAAGAGTCAAAGTGACAACATCACCACATTTTACATTCCAACCATCAACATCTGTTACTTGTGTAGCAGCTGTAGGACAGCCTGTTACTTTGTACCATTCAGTTACATTAGGTTTACCTCCAGTGCTATCTACGCCAGAAATTTTGTCTGAACGTTTAGAACCTTGCAAGTAAGTGTTTGTTCTACCTTGAGCAATGTAGAAATAAGGAAAAGAACCAGGAGTGTTTGTAGCAGCATAACCATTGGAAAAAATACCAACTTGACCAGCTGTAAGATTCTGCGTAGAACCAGAGCTAGGGAACGTTGTTTGCCCTACTGGAACTACGAAGAGGGTAGTTAATGAAAAATCAGCCATTTTGTTTTATTTTTAATTGTTAAAAAACTTATTCGTTTGTTTGAATTCTGTAAGCGGAAGACTGTACAGCAGATTGATTTTCTGTATACATAGCTAGGTTTTGAACTGTTAAGTCTAAGAGCTCATCCTCTAAATATGTTTCTAGTTCACAATCTTGGTCTACGGAAGGTTCACCATCAAACTTGATATATCCTTCTTTATCTATATATGTGGGATACCTCATATATGATATGTAGATTTTTGTAGGTGTAAATGTACCATCTGTAAATATACTTATTTCATCAGATGATAGAAAGTTGAATGTTTCTTGATATTCAAAAGAAGGCTTATAGTGTGTGTTATTCAGAATGAACTGCAAATCACCATGTTTAGCCAAATCTCTGTTTATCCAAATCTTTCTATCTTTACATTTACCTTTGTTTGCCAATACATAACTATCAATGTAGAACATGTATTTTGGCTGCAATTTAGTTATATCAGCTTTCCATTGATTCAGTTGTGAATTCTTTAAAGAGAGTTCTAATTCATTATTGTTATATGGAACAACAAGACTTTGTAAATCTTCATATCTCTTTTTGAAAGCATCTAGTCCTAAACCACTAGAAGTGGAGATTCCATCAACTTTTTGTTTAATAAGCTTTATTTGAGCTTCATTAAGTGCTAAAATCTTATCTTCTAATTGTATCTGTTGATGATCATTAGTAGATAGTTTATTTAGTCTTTGATCAATCTTATATAATAAACTATCTACAGGTATCATACAGCAGCGAGTTTCTTAGTTTTTAATTTTTGTTCAAGTGTGATTAACTCATCTTGATTATCGTCATCAGCTAAGAATTTTACTAAATCTTCTTCATCTTTAGCCACTTCAAACTCTCCTTCATAAACTTTACCATTAGGTTTCATTCTATAAATAGAGTGTACCAATGCTTGTTTTACAAGATCTTTAATGTGGAGAAGATTATCCTTCATATCAGCAAATCTAGTGAAAACTTCTACAGGATTGAGCCCTTGATATTTTCCGTTCTTAAATTCTGTTTGCTTAAGGATGTTATCTACTAGATTATAAACCACTTCTTCTTTTGTATCATCTGTAACAGGAAGTCCTAATAAACGAGCAACTTTACGCTTTCTTTCAGGAGTCATTGAGTCAAACTTAACAATTGCTTTATTGATAAGCTGTTTCTTTTTAAACAGAACAGCATTTTCAATTTCATCATCCACTACATAGAATTGTGTATCAGCAGCATATTCACCACGTTCCCACGCTTGATAAGAACTTGCAATAGTTGGATGAACACGTAACCAAGAGAATGCTAATTCCTGAAGAGGTTGTGATAAATCAAAATAGTTATCACCATCAATCAGTTTAACAGGTTGTACATGAAGAGTGTCTTCTGTAGAAGTGGATAGTCCGTAGTTCCAGAATTTAGAACGAGGACCAAGATCAACTCCCCCTAAAGCATTTTGAAGTTTTTCTTTGAGTGATTTTACACGCTCAATTTCCAACTCTCTTTCTGTAGGATCTCCTATTCTACGAATGTATGCAGCATGTTCATCAAGACCTGTTCTATAAGAACCATCAAGTTCTTTATAAGGATATTTAAAAACACCTGTACCAGGAACCCTTGTCAACCCTTTTGTAGCAAGACCTCCTTGCATTGTCTGAAGTTGAGAATTATTATAATCCTTCTTAATCGTAGAGATTTTTCCAATCTTAGCCATATTGTAGTTTATTTATTTGGTTTATTTAGCAGAGGATTGATCACCGAAGATCTTGGCTGCTAGGGACACCCTAACACTCAACCTCTGTAGTTTTGAGAAGAGCTCCCCCACATTGAAGTGGGGAGCATTCTCTTCTCGGTAGGATGTAAGACTAGGTAGCTGATCTTACGGTAAGCAGTCCTAGTACTGTTATTAGAATTGTGGGATTTCTTCAATCAACACTGTACGAGACAGATCTTCAATGAATACATCACAACGGTCTTTCATCCAGATTTCGTA